TGCTTCATCCACGAATTGCTTGATTTCATGGGCATCATATTTCGGGACATCTCCAGCAAGTTCCTGAGTCAATTTCTTAAGCAAAGGAATCAGATATAAATCTGTGGCGTCCCAGGAGTTAGGAGTAACTCCCATTGCAATTCCGTACTCCTTCCAATGCCGACCAATATTCTCAAGGAAAGTTCCAAAATATTTCTTAGATAAGATTAAATGCAATAAACTAACAGCTGAAAATAAACGTGTTTGTGCATTTTCAATTTTGGATAACTTTCGTAACTCATCCTTCAGATACATCACTGCGCAAATTTTGTCAAATCTCCCATGTCGAATATCATCTTCAAATGTTTTCAACAATTCAGTGAGTACTGGAGTTGGTTTTCCTTGACCAGGAGGTCCGTCAATATAACGGGACTTCTTGGATATGGCAGGATCTTCTCCGGTGTCTCCGCAAGAAGTTTTGCGATCAATGGGCTTGATGAAGCGAGCATTCTCAACTCCATTAATAGCCTCATCAATAGTGAGTTTTCGGACAGGATAGGTACAATTCCAGTTCTTGGAATAAGCATCTCCAATTTCTCTGAGGCGATCAGGATTAGGAGCAGGGGGGTCTGGAAATTGCATTTCTGAAAGAGCAACGTCAATAGGTCTCTTGACAACGCGGTCTCCAGTAGCAGGATCAATTCTACGGACAGGTCTAAGGACAGCGGGTCCTTTAATTGGGTCTTGTAGAAGACCATGAGCAATTCCTGGCACTATGCTTGATTTCATAGGCTGAAAGAATTTGTACGGGTGTTTACGAACCCATTTCCAATGGGTAAGTGGTAATTTGGTAATCGGCTCAGTTCCATTCTGAGATCGAGGAGTATTGAAATAAGCTTCAGCCTCATCAATATCTTCTCTAGTAATAATTGTTCCCCAACCAGTAACATTGCCGCGACCAGCAACGTGAGCTCCGCAAATTTTGCGAGCTTCTTTATTGGCATTAAGGAGAATCATGTTGTTACAATCTCCATCAACATACTTTCCAGGATAACGAAGAGATCCTTGAACCACGATTTCCTTTCCATTTGGGCCAGTATAAGCCACTCCGTGAGGTTGATAAGTACAACCATTCACTTGGTGGAATACAGCTCCAAACTTCTTGTTTTTGTGTTCATTACGAACATAAATAACTTCATGGAAATCGATTCTTGGAACTTCAGCACGTGTAATAAAGTGCTTTCGAATGTCTGGATAAGGTTGTTCGTGTGGAACTCTGAACCAAGTACGATCTCGAGTCTCATCCTCGAGTAATTCTAGGGTAGAAATTTGAACTTCTTTCCCT